CTTAGCAAAGATATTAGGTCCTGAAGTTGCAGGACAAATAAATTTACGTAGACCTGCCCAACCTGCACCACAAAGGCGCGGACTTGGTATGCGCTAATCTGTCAGTCACTAGCTACTCATCCCCCAACTGGCTACGATGACCCTAGAAGGAGAACTCAATGAACGAGACAGTAATGGCTGAAGAGCCACAACAACAAAAAAAAGCAGCATTCGTTAGTAGGAAATACAACAACGATGAAAAGCGAAAAGCCGAAGAACAGGAACTTGAAGAGCTACTTAAAGCTCAAAAAGGCGAAGTTGAAGAGAAAACTTCTGAGGTGGAGGAAGAACAAGAACCTACTTCTGCTGAAGAAAAAACATTTAAGAAGAGATACTCAGACTTACGAAGACATCAGCAAAAACAAGCTGACGAATTAAAAGCTAAGATTACCGACCTTGAACGGCAGTTAACTGAAGCTACACGTAAGGAAATGAAGCTACCTAAATCCGAAGAGGAAATAGAAGCTTGGACTAAAGAGTATCCTGATGTAGCAGGTATAGTTGAAACCATAGCCGCTAAAAAGGCACAAGAGCAGTCAGTGGCTCTTGAAGCTCGTATAAAAGCTATTGATGAAATGCATGTATCTGCATCAAAAGAAAAAGCTGAAGTCGAACTATTAAAGTTACATCCAGACTTTAGTGATATACGAGAGAGTGATTCATTTCACGAGTGGGCTGAACAACAGCCTAAGTGGGTACAGGATGCACTCTATGATAACGAAACAGATGCAAGGTCCGCAGCTAGAGCCATAGATTTGTACAAGGCAGATATGAAAATGTCTGCACCAAAGTCTAAGGATAAAGATGCAGCAAAGTCTGTATCAGTTAAAAATGCTCGTAGTAAACCCCAAGAGGACGCAACAGCTTCTTACATGAAAGAGTCTGATGTACAACGAGAAAAGGTCAGATGAGATTATGGAAGCCATACGGTCTGGCAAATTTATTTACGATGTATCGGGGTCAGCAAGATGAGTATAATATATAAACCACAAAAAGAGATGGAGTTGTTTGCTCCATTTGGACCTACTATGGGATACTTTCGTATGCCGTATGAGTTGGTTGAAAAGTTAAATAGTAAAATGTCTGATAAGTTAAAATCTTATGCAGATAATCTGGTGGGTAAAGTATCTGAAGAGTTAGCTTTTGACGAAGAGATACTTGCTATAGCACAAAAAGGATTGGGACAGTTTATAGGTCAGTATCAAGCCTATACAGACTTTCGTAACTCTATGGGTGCTAAAAAGCCTGATACAGATAAATTTGACTATGGATTACAAATAGTATCTGGTTGGTTTGTACGTCAATTTGAAAACGAATACAATCCATTACATATTCACACAGGCTGTCGAATGTCTTGTGTAGGATATCTAAAACTACCAGAAGGAATAGAAGAGGAGTGGGAAGAAGACTATAAAGACCACCACCCTGCAAATGGACATATACAGTTTGCACATGGAACATCTGCAGGATACACAGCAACTAACTTTGTTGTTAAGCCTAAAGTTGGTGACTTTTATGTATTTCCATCACACCTTTTCCATTGCGTTTATCCGTTCTACACGAAAGGTGAACGTAGGTCTTTCAGTATGAATATGAATTTTATTGAAATGCCAAAGAAAAAAAGTGTTGACAAGTAGTTATTTTTAAGTATAACTATACACACTTGTGTGAATTATATCACACTATAAAACAGTCAGTCTTACGGATTACCTGACAAGCCTAGCCCATTAACATGTAAGTAGCGCAACTTAGATGCTAATGCACCTCTGCAAATCAGCCCCTGTATTAGTCTGGTGAGTTTACATCTGTTAAATGCTAAAGGAGGTAACGATGGCATTCACGTCTGCTGCCGGTCACGGCAACCTCCCTAATGGTAATTTTTCACCTATCATTTACTCCAAACAGGTGCAACTTGCGTTTCGTAAGTCATCTGTTGTGGAACAAGTTACAAACTCCGATTATTTCGGGGAGATTGCTAACATGGGCGATAGTGTGAAAATCATTAAGGAGCCGGAAATAACAGTCAAGGCTTATGCTAGAGGTACAACTATTACACCTCAAGACCTTGACGATGAGGACTTCAGCCTTACAATCGACAAAGCTAACTACTTTGCGTTCAAGGTTGATGATATTGAGGAAGCTCATTCTCACGTTAACTTTCAATCGTTAGCGAGTGATAGGGCTGCCTATCGACTATCTGACCAGTATGACCAAGACGTTCTTGGTTATCTATGTGGGTTTAAACAGTCTGCACTACACAGTGCTGCTGATACTGCTAATACTACAGTAAACGGTTCTAAAGCCGTTTCAACCGCAGGTTCTGATGAACTTCTATCTTCAATGAAGTTAGATGCTTCTGACTTTACCGATGGTTCAGGAACAGCAGGTTCAGCCAGTAACTCTATTGGGCTTCAGCCTAGAGGACCGGGTGCAACTGACTTAACACCTGCTGCAGGTACAACTTTCCCATTAACAGTCATTGCTAGAATGGCTAGACTACTTGACCAACAAAATGTTGATTCACAGGGTCGATGGTTAGTTGTAGACCCAGTGTTCATGGAAGTGTTGAAGGACGAGGATTCTCGACTATTCAATCAGGACTTTGGACAATCTGGTGGAATTAGGAGTGGTGAAGTTATAGGCAACTTACATGGATTCCGTGTATTTGTTTCTAACAACCTACCATCCATCGGAACAGGACCTGCTACTACTGGCGGTACTAACTCTTCCAACTTTGGAATTATTGTTGCAGGACACGACTCCGCAGTCGCTACTGCTGAACAAATCAACAAAACTGAAACTTATCGAGACCCAGACTCATTTGCTGATATCGTTAGAGGAATGCACCTTTACGGTAGAAAAATCTTGAGACCTGAAGCTCTCGTTAACGCTCGGTATAATCTAGTATAAGGAGATTGAATTATGGCATTAGGTGATAATACAACCTCTGTGGCTAGAGGTAGTATGGCTAGGGGAAGACAGCCATACATGATTCAAGCTGACCTGAACTTTGCAACAGCTGCAAGCGATAAGGGTACTGCCCTTGCTGCAAATGATGTGATTCCGGGTTTAACTATTCCTGCTAATACACTCATTATTGCTGCAGGTTTTGAAGTAACAACTGCTCACTCAGGTACTTCAACCGACACTGATTTTGACTTTGGTATTACTGGAGGTGACTTGGACAACTTTGTTGATGGTTTCGACTTTGACGGAGCATCTGTCGGAGACTACGCTTTTAAAGCAGGACAAACTCCTGTTCTTATCGGTGGCACTTCTGACACAATCGACATTGAAATCCAAGCAATGACAGGTACAACAACAGGCGGTGTAATCCGAATGTTTGCTGTATGCATGGACGTTGATGACACAGGTGACATGACTGCTAATGAAGTAGACCGTGACACCCTTGCTTAAATAGTCTAGGTGGGGCAGGGCAACTTGCCCCACTTTATTTTAGGAATTTATAATGGCAACATTTTTAGCATTGACAAATAGTGTATTAGCAAGATTAAATGAAGTACAACTTACCGCTTCTAATTTTTCTGCAGCTAGAGGTATACAAACACAAGCTCAAAATGCGGTCAATGAGTCGATACGATATATTAATCAAAGAGAATTTAATTATCCGTTTAATCACTCAACCAAAACAGAAACACTTGTACCGGGTTCAGTTAGATATTCTATACCCACAGATGCAAAGACAGTAGACTACAACACATTTAGAATAGTAAAAGACCAAGACTTAGCTACAGCAGGTAACTCTTTAAGTATATTACAGTATAACGAATACGTAGATAAGTTTATTGACCAAGAAGATGAGATAGTAACAACAACACTGGCAGAAGAGTTAGACGCTAGTGAAACAGAAATAGACCTTACCAGTTCCACAGGGTTCGACTCTGCAGGAACTGTTTTTATAGAAAACGAACAAATAACATACACAGGTATTAGTACAAATACTTTAACAGGGTGTACACGAGGAGCAAACAGCACAACTGCTGCAACTCATAGTAATGGTACACAGGTAGCACAGTTTGACAGTGGGGGAATACCAACACATGTAGTGCGAACACTTGATAATAATTATTTATTATATCCCTTTCCTGATAAAACATACGCATTAAAGTACGACTACTTTACATTCACTTCTGACTTATCAGAACAAAGTGATACTCCAAGTATACCTGACAGATTCTCTCCAGTAATAGTGGATGGTGCTACAGCTTTTGTGTACCAGTACAGAGGAGAAACATCTCAATATCAATTAAACTTTGCACGATTTGAACAAGGTATAAAGAATATGCAAAGTTTATTAGTGAACAAGTATGAGTATGTTAGGTCAACAGTTCTTGTGCATCCAACTGTAACATCAAATTATTTTGCAACAGCAACGGTTAGATAATGCCCGATTTATCGCAGACAGCACCTGCTACATTTCCTTTGATGGGTGGCTTAGTTTTAAACAAGTCTACATTCGCTATGCAACCGGGAGAAGCACTTGAGCTTGTAAACTTTGAGCCAGACATTAATGGTGGTTACAGAAGAATAAACGGATTTGTAAAATATAATTCAAACGTAGTGCCACAAACAAGTGCATCAACAGAAGAAGTGTTATTATCTTGTATATTTAACGATAAGATAGTTGCAGCTAGAGGTGAAAAAATATTTACTGCTTCATCAGGAAGTGGCTCTTGGACAGAAAGAGATAGTGGCAGAACAAGTGCAGGTGTTTATACCTTTGAAAGATTTAACTTTGATGGTAACGACAAGCTTATAGTTGCAGACGGAAATAATGCACCAACAGTATTTAACACCTCGTTTGCAGCAACAGATGTATCTTCAGGTGGAAGTGGAGAAGTTAGCACTGCCGTAACAGGCGCAAAGTTTGTAGTAGCATTTAAAGACCACATGTTTTATGGTGGCATGTCTAGTAACAAACAAGAGGTTGTATTTAGTGTACCGTTTGATGAGGACAACTTTGCAACAGGTAGTGGTGCAGGTAGCTTCAAGGTAGACGATACAATAACAGGTCTTAAAGTTTTCCGTGAAGATTTGTTTATATTTTGTGAAGATAGAATATTTAAATTAACAGGGA